ATGAACATTCCCGCGCCCCTTATCCCCGGTCTGGTACATGATGTCATCTATAGAAGGCCCGTACCCAAAGTTCTTCCAGTACTCATCTATAACAAGAAACACCGTCCGCTGTTTTTCCGTCATAAGGTAGTCCTTCTTCTTTACCGTGTATAGGGTCTTAGGCCAAAGCATCATTAACACGAGTTATTGTTACAACCATCATTAACCAATGTTAGTGTCCATCTTTAACATGAGTTAATGTCCTTTTCAACTTTATCAAAAAATATATACCCCCCACCACTTTTGTATGCAAACATAAGGGGGGGCTATCTGTCAAAATCAAAAACAACTTCACCTTCAGTTAATGTTGAGGGGTGGCCCTGTTCTGGCTCTGATCCTTTGAGTGGAATAGTATGTGAGCCGTCGCCACCCCCAGCCACGGCCGTATCGGCGGGCGCCCCCTCGGTGGGTGCTGCCGGAGCGCCATCGTCAGGGGATTCCCGGCCATTTCTGATCTCGGCCAGCAGATCCAGCGCATCATCGACCTTAACATCGGCATCGACTGTGATTGTTTGCAGCCGTGAGAGCAAGCGCGCGCGTATGTCACCGCTACGATTGATGGTGGTGATCTCTTTGCGCTCAAGGAATGCTCCGACATCGTAGAGTGAACCCAGTAGCTTCAAACAAGCGACCCGACTGGCTGGCGGGAAGTCCTTATCCAGCGAGTGTTGCACCAGCTGTTGAACTAGCAAAGCCTTCAGCTGATAAGGTGTTCGGTGTTTCTCTGCCTCTATTGCGAGCTTGTAGGCTTCGACCTCCCTCTGGATCCTCGCGTCCTTTGCAAGCTCATATGGTTTACTAGCCAATGTACGCTTGGTGGCTGTGGCTTTGTACGATCCTCTATACGCATCTGCCTTGGTTTGGCCTAGAGCTACAGCATGAGCGAAGTTACGCTGCTTGGTGGTGAGCTTGGGTGTCTTGCCTTGTCCGCTACTTAGCAGTACTTCAACAGGGATAGTGTCCAACCCTTCCCTTATCTGCGCCCGTGAGAGTTTCTGTGTGCTTTGCTTTGCCATGTTTCCTATCCGGTATGAATCAAGAATGAGCCGGATAGTAGCACCGCGCGAAATCCTTTGCAATTGCTACGACCAACCCGACTCGACCACGAACCGACCTGGCTGAATCAACCGCCCTAAAAATATTTTCGATCAACTCTAACATTCCTGCAAATCTATGATCTAATACAGACATGGCATGGCCCCATGTCATGTGTATCAACCAACAGGAGCTTATATGTACACAGCACAGGCAAACAGACACGGCAACATCATCGTATGCAAGGGTGATGATGTCCGCAAGAGCTACCGCATCATCTACACAGGCACATATGCCGAATGCCTAGCCATCAAGGCAAGGAGAACAGCATGAAGAAGTACGGAATGAACTGGATCGTCACCACGCGCGATGTGGACGGATCCAGCAAGCGCAAATACGCCACCGCCAAGGGAGCCAAAGCGCGATTCGAGGAAATGCTGGGCTACCCCATTGAGAACGCTATTTGGGAGATGCTGCCCGACATGGACGACTATCCCGAATGGACGAGCCTGCCCTACATCAAGGGAGTGTCGAATTTTGGCTGTGTCGTGTCCATCGAATGGGAGAGTGTGGACGACTTCGGTGATGAGGATCGCGCCAATGCCGCCCTATCTTCCGACCACTATCGCGGCCCCTAAGAACAACTGACGAGCCGTTAATCGGCGAAACCGGTGAGAGCCGGTCTTGTTCAACCCTAACAGGAGTTAAAGATGATATTACCTAAGCTTGCAGATTACAAGAACGACTTTTTTGCTACCCGTTCGAATGTTACCGAAGCCCTCACCTACGCCAACGAGGTGTGCTCGACCCTGCCCGACACCAACGCGAGCATCGCTGTGCGAACCGCCATCCATGTCGTGTTGAATACCGCCATTGCTATCCACAAGGATGAGATTGCCGCCATCGTGCAACGCCACGCTGAGCTTGCCGCGCAACGCAATGACCCGCTGACGGAGCAGATCAAAGCCATGACACGGGTGATTGTCCGCGCTGAGATGATCAACATGGACGAAGCCATTTCCAACATGACCAACAGTATTTCGGGGCTGGTAAAGACCGCCGTCGATATTGCCATTGGCGACAAGACTCAGGAACTGGTGACCGACTGCATCCAAGAATGGGTGGGCGAAAACCTTGATTCCAAGATGGACGACTGGGCGGAGCAAAACCTAGACCTGAGCGATGCTGTCAAGACCTACATTGATGACGAGATCGACTGGGACGATGTAATCGGCGACAAGATCAACAGCCATTTCCGAAACAACAGCTTCACCATCGAAGCTAACTAATGCTGCCTGTAAGCCCTGCGTGCAGGGTTTACGGGCCGACATTGGCCTGTTTTAGGAGTAAAAAATGATTGCTAAAAGTGAAATGCTCGCCGACATTGGCATTGCCATTGTTGGAACTGGGATGCTGATCATTGGGTTTGATCCCGATGGTGGCCTGTTACACAAAGCCGCGCTGGTTTGGGGTGGCCTGTTTTATGGCTACTTGATCACAACCTACATGGTGGACGAGGCATGAAAACCCTGTTCGTTGCGAAATCAGGCAACCGCAAGGTGGGGCCGATTCCTGTGACCTATCGTGAGCGCAAATCCTGCCCTCCGTCGTGCCCTCAGTACCGCAAGGGATGCTACGGGGACGACTTCCACACCTCATTGGCTTGGAACCGCGCCGACCGCAACGGCCTGACCACGCCGCAACTGGCTGCCAAGATTGCCGCGCTACCCGATGGGCAACTATGGCGGGGTGAGGTGGTGGGAGACATTGTGGGCAAGGGTGAGGCCGTTGACGCTTACGAGCTGGGCCTGATCGTCCGAGCCAACATGGGACGCAAGGGATTCACCTACACGCACAAGAAATCGGCGCAGGCTATTCGGTGGATCCGTCATGCCAACGCATGGGGTTACACCATCAACCTGTCCGCCGACGATGCGGGTGAGGCAGACCGACTCGCAGACCTGAAGGCAGGGCCTGTCGTTTGCATCGTGCCTGTGGATACCCCTGAGCATTCCTACACTCCCGCAGGCCGAGCCATCGTAATCTGTCCAGCACAGACCCGAGACCTGACCTGTGCTGTGTGCCAACTGTGCCAAAAGGCTGACCGCAAATCCATCGTCGGGTTTCGGGCGCATGGCGCGAAGACTAACCTTGTTAACCAACGCGCAAGCCGCGTAATTCCGATTGTGAGGGCCATATGAAATGCGACCATACCCGAGCCGATAGCTGGTGGGAACATGACGGACGGGGCATTCCCCTTGCCCGTGTCTGCGCCAAGTGCCAAGAGGCTGTCCTGTCCAAGTACGACCCCAAAATCTTTGAGCACTACTCTCAAGCCGATGTAGACGAACCAATTGAGGACGACCAATGGTAATCACCGAACCGAACCAAATCATGCAATTCCGCCTGCTTGCCCTGCGATCAGGACTCAAGCTTGAAATCAAGGGACTGCGCCGCAGCGGGCGAAGTTTCTTTGCCATCATCAAGAAGGAATTTGGACTCAAGGGAACCCGTGAGAGTGTTCTCGCGCAATTCACAGAGATCATCGAAGGTAGTAAATAACTCTGCAAGCCCAGCGAGCTGGGTTTGCGGGGCGCATTTGCCCATAACTGTAACAAGGAGAAAGCTATGCCTAACTGGTGTTCAAACTCATGCCGCATGACGGCCCCTATGGACCATCCCCTGATGGCCAAGATCATTGCCGAACTGAAACGGGGAGATGCCGCGCAATGGTTTCAAGCCGTCCACCCTGTGCCGCAGGAATTGCTGGACGCTGCCGCCCGACACGGCCCTATGACCGAAGAGGAGCAAAAGCTTGAGGCCACATTCGGGTATCGGAACTGGTACGACTTTTGTGTCGCAGAGTGGAAGACCAAATGGGATGCCAAGGTTCACCGCCACGAGGCCGAAGGCGACTCCGTTTTGGTTTGGTTTGATACCGCATGGTCGCCGCCCGATGGGATCTACGAGGCTATGCACAATGCCGGTATTCAAGTGGAAGCCGCCTACTGCGAACAGGGTGTGGGCTACATGGGCTGGTGGAAAGATGGCGAAGAATGCGTTGTCGATATGCCGGTGGAAAATGATTACAACGAGGATTCAATGGATTTTTACCACGAGATCGACAAGTTTTTTGAGGACGCTGGCATTGCCCACGCGCCCGAAGGGTTAGGTGGCTGAAATGTACAGGGTATATAACCATAACAACACCCTGCTGGGTGAGTTTACCTCCAAGAAAGAGGCAGAGAAAGAGGCCATGTTTTACATGTCGCAAACCGGCAATGCCGCTTATGTTGTGAAGGAAGAAAAGTGAAATTCATCAAAACAACCAACAAAGACGGACAGATTCTGTACATCAACACCGCTTTTATCACCGATATCAGCACCATCAGGTACATGGGGGAAGACGGGATTGTGATTGGCTGGATCTCGGGACATGGCGACATGGGCAATGGGCGGCGCGAGACCTTGTACGGCGACAAGGCCGACCAATTCATGCTGGACTTTCATGCCATGCTTGAATAAACGGAACGAGGGAATCGGCAGCAGCCTGACTGCCGACCCTCTGCTCATAGTCGTTGAAATCCTCACCGGCCTCTCCTACCCAGTAGCGTGAGGCTATTTTTTTGGCTGTTGCAATCCCCATCTGGTCGTTGTCGGCAACCACAATCGGTCTGTCCAGGCCCCTCGCTATCTCCAGCATATTCCCAGCCGAGAAGCAGATATGAATCTTGTACCGCACCCGCGCAAGCTTCAAAGCGCGGCGCACCGACAAGCCAGTTGCCAGCCCCTCCACCAGCACATCAGGCCCCTTGTTGTCGATGGACAAGCTGGCTCCTTTCGTGCGCTGGCCCGTCAAGAACCGCTTTGTCCCGTCTGGCCGGATTAGCTGGAGGCCAACCAAGTTAGAGTCGATCCGCATTGGGACCGCCAGCAGCCCCTTCCATACCTTGGCTGGCTCTTTGAATCCCTTGCGGATCAGGTAAGGGTGCTGCTCAAGAGTAACATTGTTAAAGATGAAAGCCGCCTTCCTTGCGGCGTCAATCTGCCGCTTGATCTGATCGTCCCTCTGCTTCTGACGCTTGACCGCGGCCAGCGGGTCAGGCACAAATGGTTCGCTGGACATATACCGAATGGGCTGCAGATGGACTGCATGGTTTTGTATGAGGCCACTTCTGCCATCAAAGATGTAGGCGCCATTTTTCTTGCGGGGATGGTCTTCGGTTGGGACTCTTATCCACCGGCCCTCGACTATGTGGTCTATCACGAGGCCATGCTCTCTTGCAAATTGGTCAAATGTCATGTTCTAGCCTTTGCCCATGCAATGTTTCTGCTCTTGATCCAGTTTAGGGTGTTAAAGCTGGGTGTTTTTGTGTTGTCGGACAAGCCACGGGGGAACGCGCCGAACTTCTCTTTGTACTTGAATGCCGCCCAGCCGTCCTTGTACCCGCGCATCCGGCTGTAGTAGAGCAACTCAGAATAGAACTTTTGGTTCTCGGCCATGAATGACTTTTCCGGCGTACCTAGCTCAACCATATGGCCTGGGACATTGACCACTTCCTTCATGGGGCGGGTCCAGCCGCACTCACCGCACACTCGGTCAGGCCATATCCAAAGCGCCCCGCAGCCGCCGCACTTCGCTTCCGTCTTGACCTTATCGGAAGGCTCTTTCTTGGCTGATTCGGTGTCTTCGTTCAGCTCTGTGACACCCTCATCGAACAGGGTGTCCCACTCTTTCCTAAACCTGAGATAGTTTCCAGAATGATCCAGCCACACGCCGTGTGTCTTGCCTTCGCAGGGCCGCATGATCCGGCCCATCTGCTGGACATGGGACGAAAAGGACTTGGAGAACGGCCGCGCTGACACGCCGATCATCACATCGGGCACATCAAAACCCCTGGTCAGGATGTCGGTGGCAATCAGCCCGTGTATTTTGCTGTCAGGTGCGCTGAAGTCCTCAATGGTGTCGCGTTTGAAGTCATCATCCTCCATGTAGGAGATGGAGACAAAGTTGTATCCCCGCTCGTTGAACTGGCGCACAAGGTCACGCCCATGCTCGACACCGGAGGCAAACACCACAGTCTTGCGAGGCCCGCCAAATAGCTGGTTGGTCTTGTTCACCCACTCGTCAACTATGTCACCGGTAATCTGCATACCGCGCTTGGTGGTCTCGTCCTGCGACCATTCACCGGCAACCTTCTTGACTCCGGTCATGTCGATCTCTTTGGCTATGAAGATCTTGAGCGGGACCAGCCATTTGTCTTGAATCAGCTCACCCGTTGGCTTGGCTCCGACTACATGGCTGTAGGTTCCTCCGAGGCCATTTGTGAACGGCGTAGCGGTTAGGCCAATGACTCGGATCTCAGGATGGTTCTTGATGAACTCAATGACTTGCTGGCGCTGGACATGGCACTCATCAATGATCAGGAGGCCAACATCGGGAAAGTCATCGCGCCGCTCTAGAGTCTGGGCGCTGCAGACCTGTATGCGCTCATAGGGCCGGTATCGCCAATGCCCTGATTGCATCACGCCGTGGTTGATGCCGTACTTCGACAGGCGTGTACTGGTTTGGTTGACCAACACAATCCTGTCAAGCACCATCGCCACCTTGACGCCCTTCTTCGCCTCTTGAACCATGATGTGCATGGCTACTTCTGTTTTGCCAAACCCCGTTGGGGCATACAGCAGTTGACA